GTTAGTTAAGAATTTTTTAGTACTAGCTACAGGACCTACTATAGTAAATTTAGTAGGCATATATTTAAGATAATAGTCAGTACTTTGCCAGTCATAAAAATTAACTAAATCTCTTCTATAGTTTGGGAGACTAGCATTAATACTAATTAAACTAGTTTCACTTACAGTAGAAGTGTCTGGCATAGTTACTGTTTGATTCATATTAATAGTGTAAGTACCTCCATTGTAGTGTTGCCATCCATACCTTATAACAACACCTATGTCTGAATTAGTAGTTAAAAAAGCTGAGTTAATGTTAGTACCGTTTAAATCTATTAGACTACTACTTATATAACTTTCAACTATACCAGAAATATCAAACCTACCAAAACCTCCGTCTGCAATAGGTGGGACTTTTAACCTACCTATTAAATTAGCAGCTGCTACACTACCGTTATAAACATCTAATAAATAAGAAAACCCTTCATAACCTCTAGTAGTTGCTGAGGTTTCTAATACAACTATTTCTATAGGATTATATACTGTTCTATAGTCTTGTGGATAATGTTTTACTTCTAAACTCATTTTTCTAATATTTCTTTTAATCCTTTTGCTACTCTTTCACCAGACACTACCCTTATGTCTGTTTTAAATCTGTTAAATGTCTCACCATAAAAAGTCTCTTTCATACAATTGTCAAAAAAGTATCTAGGTCTAATTCCTTTATGAGCTATTGACGTTCTAACAGCATATTCATTTAAGCCTTTACTTTTAGCCCATTGTTTAATATGATTAACACTAGGACCTTTTTTAAATTGATAAGGACTGTCTGGAGCTTTAATTTCCCACGCTTTCATAGGTCCTGTAATATATTTACCGTTCTCAGTTTTTCTAGTCCCTCCAATACCTCTTACACCTTTATTAACATAGTCGTAGTAGTCAGCTAAAAACAAAGTAGCTATCATTCTAAAACCAAACATTTTAACAGGCATTTTAATTGACTCTAATAGACCTCCTTTATAAGTTAGCTTTTCTTTTTTTACTGACTGCTTTAAGCAGAAAACCATATCCGCAGCAATATTATTAAACACCTCAGCTAGTGTACTAGGGTTGTCTATTTTAACCTCTTCTAGTTGGTCAACATCAAAGCCGAATATGTCTAACTGTTCACTCATTATCTACGTTTCATTTTTTGCATTTGATCTTTATGTATTTGTATATGTACTTTTTGCTTATCACTATAATAAGCTACTATGTTTAACGCTTTTATTACATTCCATTCTAAAACTATATCCCATTTGTCTATCCTACTATTAGTTAAGTTATCTAGTGTTTGCCACCATCCCCACCTTTTATTGAAGCTATCTCTGTCTCCGTTTCCCTCTTCAGTCTCTCTGCTTCCTCCATCAAACAAGTTTTTATAATTTCCGTTAAGGTCTCCGAGTGAGTGTAAAAAAAAACCCCTATCGGATAGGCTATTGTCATAGGCATATTATCAAAAAAGTTTTGTTGTGTTTCTCTTATCAACTCAGCATCCATTTTAATATTATGCCACATAAAAAAACGTTTCTTAATAGGTCTACAAATAGTAGTTAATATTCTATGTAGGTTATTAAATATAGCCTCCTGGTCATCTTTAGCACTTTGTAATATTTCCATTATATTAATGTACTCAGCAAATATTAAATTTTGTGCTTTAAGTTCAAATTTATACCATTTATCACCTATCTTAAATTTATTGTTTTTTAGTTCTCTAGGTAATTCAGTCTCTAAAAATGACATTTTTTCTTTGATACTTTGGTACTGATCTAGACTAATATTTTTAATTACTTCTTTTTTTTGTCCAGTTAACACTGCTAGTATGTTTATGACTCTGTTTATTGGAGTCAACTCCGAGTTTAACACTGGTCTTAGGTTTATGTATTTACCTATTGTAACATCTTCCCACTTTGTTGGTATTGTGATCTTCATATTTCTATATATAACAAATTTTTGAATTATAACAAAAGCACTAAAAATAAATTTTAATTAAATACTAAACAACTAAACACTAACTAAATAAAACAACTCAATATCTATTTAAACACTATTTAGATAAGTTCTAAGACACTCAAATAGTTTTTTGGTATATTCATATAGGTTAGTCTTTTTTAGTTGCTTAAATCTCTTTATTTTAATTATGCTGGTTTTTATCTTATTTTATCTTTTCTTTTATTGTCTTTTCTTTTCTTATCTTATCTTATATAACCCCATTTGCTTAGCATTTGCTGACCATTTGCTGACCATTTGCTCTTTTTTCCTCTGTTAAAAAAAAAGAGGAAGTAACGCTCTTTTGCCGACTACTTCCTCTATACACAAATTATGAAATACTTATCAATAAAATCTAGTGTAAATATAATCAATTTTATCGTATTGAATACCAGCCTCGATTATTTTCTTTTAAATGTATTAAAGCAACATATCTCAAAGCATCTAGTAAGTGATCTGCTCCTATTGGCTTTTGCAGACTATTTCCGTTTTTGTCAGTAGCCCATTTGTAAGTCCTAAACTCTTTTCTTAGGTTACTACTACTAACTACATTTATTTTAAAGCGTTTTAATATGTCTATTCCGTTTAATATACTGTCTCTACCTTTTGTAGCTGGCTTTGCGTTTAAACCTAGTCTATATATCTCTTCAATACTCTTAGGCTCTGCACTATCACAAATAACCTCATCCCTACCTACAATAGGTCTTAGTCTTTCTGCTAGGTCCTGGTTTGTTAATTCTCTTTCGTAGATAATCTCTTTTAAATATAGCTCGTCATCTTTACGATATACAGCAACGCAAGCCGAAGGGTCAATAGAATATCCAAAGTCTAACCCATAAGCTATTAGCTTACAGTCTGGCATAGTATCTACATACTTAACATTCTCATAGACTAACCCACTAATATTGCCATACTCTCCTAGTCCATATATTTTCCAGAACTCCTTATCTGTTTGTTGTAGGTACTCTATTTCTTTAATTAGTGACTTAGGTAGGAATGAATTATTTTTATAGTTAGATACTATTACCTCTACGTCTCCTACTTCATTAGAACGCTTTATTTCTAGCTCCTGGTTAATCCAAATCTGCTCGTCATCTGGGTTAAAGTCTAAAAATATTTTATTCTCGGTTCTCATTAGTAACTGGAAAAATTCCTGTTTATATTCTAACTCATTAGCTTCATTACAATATAATATATTTCTTTTAGCTCCTCTTAGCTTTTGCTCATCGTCAGCTCCTATAAACTCTACTAGTCTTTTACCGTATCTGTATTGTTTTTTAGTTTTGTTGTGATCTATACTATTATACCAGCCTTCAGCTTTTAGAATATCCTCAAAGTCCCTAATAACAGTACCGTCTAGATTAGTTCTATACTTTCTTACAGTGGTCCAGACTCCCTCAGTAATATAGTTACCATTACCATAGTTCCCACTAATTAACCACAAAGCACACAATTGATTTAAGGACCAGGTCTTACTACTCCTAGTACCTCCTCGGTTAATTACTATCTTAGCTTTGGAATCGTAGTTACGTTCGAATATTTCAGTCGCTTCCACGCTTTATATTGATATTGATATTATGGACAGTCTGTTCAATTTCCTGTTTGTCTGGAGCGTTTAATCCGAACATCTTAGCAATAGAATCATAAGCTCCTCTATAGTCACTTCCCTTAACCATTTCTTTAAGTAAATAGAATTTAGCTTTCTGGTCCTTAGTTAAGTTTTCTTTTGCTGCTAGGTCCATTAGATACTCCCAGCTTTTAATCATCTTAAAATAACCCTCAGCTACTTCCTTCCTAGTTATTTGGAAAGACTCAGCTTCTTTTTTTTGTAACTCTTTGACTGTTAGTATTATGTTAGTATCTGCTAATAGCTTACTAGAGTTTACTTTAATAGTGTCTAGACTAGTAGTTTCGCTAACATCATAAGCCCGTCTATAAGCTTCCGAAGCGTTGCCAGTGTTGACATACTCCTCAGCGAATTTTCTTTGTTTAGGTGTTAGCTTTTTAGTCATTCTTTTGTCTTAGTGATACCTTTAATAATATTAGATAGCCTATTAAGTCAGTAACAGTGTCCTCTGTATTGTCATTAATTCCTTTATTCTTAATCCTAGATAGTTTGTCATCTATTCT